GGGACAAAAAGAACCTTCGGTAGACAGTTTAGAAACTGGCACAAGACCATTGACAGGCTCTGATCTAGTTGATAGTCTTATGGGGTCTTCAAATCATTCTGATCATGCGTAACATCACCATTGAGATGACCTTTGAGATCCCCGAAGGTGTTAATGCTGCAATGTTGTATGAGCACCTGTTTTATGCTTCCATAACTTATAATGAAAATATTGTAGTTCTTGAATCTACTTATGATTGCACTGAAGAAGAACAAGAAGAAGTTGACCGTTTGATGTTCGCTTGACAAATCCGAATCTAGTTGGTAGTCTTATGAAGTCCTCGACAAATCTAGTTGACATGACTCTGAACACTCAGCAACTTGCCAAACTTAAGTTTGATTATTGTGAAAAGATTATTGACGATATGGATATGGATACGTTAATACAAATGGCACATGATCTCCTAATGGATGCTTATGATGCTGCCAGTGAAGAAGATATGAAAGATGAGATCCTGGATCTCTATGATAATGAGGTTCTGGACAGTCTTATGGAAGCTGCAACAATTTGAAACAACACGATATCTTATAAGACTCATAAGACTCATAAGGATTGCTGAAATTTGGCATTCTTATGGGTCACTTCCACCCCATAAGCAACGATGATCATTCAGGTGGTTGACGGCTTGCCTGATCCGTTGGTATCTTATGGGAGTCGCTGAGGCATTCCAATGCTTACCGCTTTCACCCCTATCAGCAGCAACGCTAAAACGGGCGCAATTCCCACAACGACCTCCGATCGGTCTACCTGCTGGACTGGCTGCCCTTTCTACTTTAAGGGTTGCTACGCTAAGTCTGGCCCCCAGAATATACACTGGGGCAAGGTATCTGCAGGCGAACGTGGTCACGAATGGGACGCATTCTTGAAGCTTGTTCGTAAACTCCAACGGGGTCAATTGTGGCGTCACAATGTATCTGGCGACCTGCCAGTTGTCTCTGACGGTGTAATCGACGGCAACAAAGTAGTAGAGTTGGCTGAGGCTAACCGTGGTCGCAAAGGTTATACTTACACTCATCACCCGTTGACTGAAACTAACCTGGGTGTGATTAAGTATGCAAACGCTGCAGGATTCACGGTCAACGTTAGCACTGAGTCGGTAGAATTTGCCGACAAAGTAATGTCGGAGCATAAGATTCCAGCAGTTGCTGTTGTTAACTCTAGCAAGACTGATAGATTCTACAAAACAGAATCGGGTCGTAAAGTTATCACCTGCCCTGCAACAATCCATGATGATGTAACCTGCAAGACGTGCGGTTTGTGTCAACAATCCGACCGAGAGTTTATTATAGCTTTCCCTGCACATGGTAACGCTAAAAAGACAGTGAATGAGATTGTTTCGTAATGTTACAGGGGGGTCGCAAGACCCCCATCATGCTCTATTGTAAGTAAGTCAACGGGATTCCTCCGATGTTCAACCGTACAGCCCGCCAGCAAATCGAAGCTGCCATCCTGAGGCAGCTTGCAAGCCACCCCACCCGCAGCCGTCGCCTGATCGATCTCCATGCCGACCTGGGGTTTGATGATACAATCCCCCGCACAAGCTTCCATGGCGTTCTAAAAGCCATGGAGAGGCAAGGTAAGGTCACAAGGGTCAGGATCAAGCGTAACGTGTTCTGGGTTCTATTACCCTCAGCAGTTCGCAAACGTGATAAGATCAGGAAGGCATTCCGAGAGCTTATCTGATACAAACTGGGGGGATAATCTCCCCCCTTCTTATAAATCTAGTTCAGAATCTAGTTAAGAATCTAGTTGAAATATAGAGAGAAAGTATAGAAAGAAAGTATAAAGATTTTAGTATTATTATAGGTAAGCAGGTTAGGTTTCGACCTTTTTCGTCTACAAGGCTACCCCGCCTCTCCTTCGCTTGTGCCCCTATCCTAGGGCATGACAGGCGCTGCCGTGGCACCTGTCATGATCTGTAACATAAGACGGTCTTATGGCTGCTCTATCATGCGATGGTAGGTAACGCCACGGTATCGTAACGAAACTTTATATCTGAACTTTTCAGATTCTCTTAACCATTGAGAGGTTGCCAGCACCTGCCGCAGCTGCGATGATTGCTCCAGATCACGGTTCAACCTTTCCATGGCTGATTTGATTTGCTCTTGGGTAATGGGTCGCATGGGGATCCCTTTCGTTTGTCTTAAGAGTCTACCAGACAGGGGGGGTCTCATGCCCAATTCTCACGAGAATGCCCATAAGACTGTGCCAGTTTGTGAAGTGGCCCACGAGTCGCTTGCCAGATCCCTCTAGAGCGTTTAGGATACGCTCAAGCGGATCCGAAACACATCCGCCGCACACCTAACCACATCGCCACAATGGCTGATTTCGAGACCCTGGCTTCCCAGATCATCGCTGAGGATCGCCGCCTAAAGGCTGAAACCAAGCGCCTGGAGGCTTTAAAGAAAGACCTCCTAGGTATGATGGAAGCCGAGAATGTTGGAGAGGTTAATGTTAAGGAAGGACGCATCCTTCGTTGTCAGCGAACCTCTAAAGATTACGGGGAGACTGTAAAGAACCTCGAAGCAAGTGTTAAGGCTGAGAAAGCCCGAGCTGAATACTTAGGGCAATTCGTTATCACCGCCGTGACGCAATACTTGCGAGTCGGTTGATACAATTGGGGGAGAATCCCTCCCCCTTTCCTTACACTTTCCCACTGAAACAATGGTCACCATTACCTACCAAACCCCTTACAATTCTTGTGAGTGGAGAACGCAAACGTTTCCTACACTTAAGGAGGCGCAATCGATGGTCGATTTCTATAGATCATGCGGCAGTCCCGCTGACATTCTTATGTCTACAAACCCCGCTGAATTGTTTCAAGGAGCCCACAAATGATGCCGATGGCTAATCCTAACCTCTCCTACATGTCACCCGAGGAGTGTATTGTACACTATCAAGCCATTAATGATAAAGATGGCAACCCGCGTAGGGTATACGTTCACTGGCGTAATCACACCTTGGTTAAAGCATACGATGAGGGCTACAATGGCTACAATGCTATACCTAAGGAGCTGCAATCCTTGCCACGGTATACTCGACAAGTATCAGTTGGTTTGTATAAAGATTTCGTGAGGATGTACGGATGAAAGGTTATGCAACCTGCTGGTTTCTTGCCCTCTCGTTTCTTATACCTTGGTTCTTTGTTGTGACCCATAGTATAAACAGACACGACGTAATGTATGGGAAATTCTGTAGAGATTACCCAGAATACTGCAAGAAGTAAGGTATACTCAGGGGCTGCGATTGCAGCCCTTTTCTTATACTGTGCCAGTCAACAAAGTGGCACACAGCCCCTTGACAGCAGTGTCCGATCGTGGTATCGTGCCCCCGCCGTCCCCCCTGATATAAAAACGCCTAACTTCCCTAAGCTATAAGACCTTGAAATCGACCTCTAAATATCTCTCGATTTAAAAAAAATTCGCCCATGAAAAAACGTGTGTGGGATTTTATAGAGATAAGATACCAAGAGATCTCTTATATTCTTCTGACCGCCGCCGAGGGTATAAGAATTCTTATAGACAAAAAAAATCCCCCAGGAAAAAAATTTCCCAGGGGATTCAGATTCTTATAAGATTTTATTAATTTCTTTTAGCTTCGACAATCTCTTTGATTTTGTCCTCAGCCATGACTGCCATAATTTTATCGGCATTCTCGACGGAATCGGCATAACCCTCTGAGATAAGAAACTCAAGAACGATGTCGTATGCTTCATTAGTTTTTTTGGTATTAGCATCAGGGTTATTAATTCTACTTACCCCTCGCCCTGGCGTTATTCGATAGTTTTTTAGAGTCTCTCTAGATCTTTTAAGATCAGCTTCAGTAGGACGTGTTACACCAGTAACCGTCTCAGAGACTTCCTCACCTTCTTCCTCAAAAGAATTAGCAAGTTTTACCATGCTACCAGGAAGTAGGGGGCCTTTAGCTTTAGCAGCGGCATTAGGTACACCAGCATCAGCAGCCTTGTTGATCTTCTGCTGTCTTCTAGCAGAACTTCCACCAGTGCTTCCTACAGTGAAACTAATTTGTTCAGTGAGGGGCTCTGCTTCAAATTCATCGCCAGGTTCTTGTTGTAGCATCTTATGGTAGGTATCCATAAGACTTTTGAGTTGTGGATCGTCCATGGGTATCTTCTGAGTTCTTATAAGAACTATTTAGTAAAACCCGCCCCTAAGCTCTCTATTGACAAGGATAAATAACGGTGTTAGAATCTTATAGTAAACCTTTTGAATTGGTATGGCATCAGGATTTAAAGTGGTGGCGAACGAACCGCCTGAAAAGTCGAAGGAAGAGTTTGACATCGATAAGGCAAAGGAAATGCTCAAAGGGAAGGCAATTGTCTTCTGTATGCCTGGTCGCGGTTGCTCTTACACCTTCCTAAAAAACTTCGTTCAAATGTGTTTTGATCTAGTGCAAATGGGCGCTAGCATTCAAATCTCACAAGACTACAGTTCCATGGTGAACTTTGCCCGTTGTAAGTGTCTCGGTGCAAACGTTCTCCGCGGGCCTAATCAGGTTCCCTGGGACGGCAAACTCAATTACGACTATCAGCTCTGGATCGATAACGATATCGTCTTCAACACCGAGGCTCTGCTTCGTCTAGTCTATATGGACAAGGACATTGCTGCTGGCTGGTATGCAACCGAAGATGGTCATACGACCTCTGTTGCTCACTGGTTGTCTGAAGAAGAATTCAAGAAGAATCGCGGTGTCATGAACCATGAGACCGTTGAATCGATTCAAAAGCGTAAGAAGCCCTTCACCGTTGACTACACTGGTTTCGGTTGGGTTCTGATTAAGAAAGGCGTGTTTGAGTCTCTCACCTATCCTTGGTTTGCTCCTCAGATGCAAGTCTTTGAATCTGGTGAAGTTCAGGATATGTGTGGTGAAGACGTTTCATTCTGTCTCGATGCTATCAAGGCTGGTTTCGAGATCTGGTGCAATCCTCTGATTCGCGTTGGACATGAAAAAACCCGAGTCATCTGATCGATTTGCGATCTTCATCAAAGACAATTTACATGCCGATGACCTCACCTATGAGGAGATGGGCAACATGTTAATGGATCTGGCACAAGATTTTTATCTTGATGGTGAACCAGATCCCAAAGATATTGAAGTGAAACTTAAACTAGGAGACGAATATGGCAAAGCGCCCTTCATTGACCAGCGGTAAGAAAATTGAATCAAAGCCCAAGTGTACTCGCCAGGGCAACAGCAAGAATACTAAATATGCTGCAACGAGCCGTAATAAGGCTAGGAAGGCATACCGAGGACAAGGTAAGTAACATGTACATCACAGAGGTCAATCAGGAGTGGGATCTTATTCACCCGAAAGACCTCTGGGTATACAATAAACTCTTTCTAAGTCGGGTTTTGGGGTATAAGTGTGGGCCTGCTGGCACCACCGTCCCCAGACCCGACTTTTATATTGTCCGTCCATCCTTGAATTTACTTGGAATGGGTCGTGATGCTCGAATTGTTAAGATAGAAAACAGTACAGACGACCTACATCCATCAGAATTCTGGTGTCAGATCTTCAAAGGAGACCACATAAGCGTTGATTTTCGCAATAAGAAGCCAGAATTGGTTGTAATGGGTGAGCGTCATCATGATAATCCACTATATAAGTGGTTCAAATGGTCTAAAATTGACAAGAAAGTTGAATTTCCTTCAATTTTGGAGGATTTGGCTGGAGATTATGAGTGGATTAACTGTGAATTCATTGGAAATCAGTTAATTGAAGTCCATTTTAGACAAAATCCCGACTTTAGACATGGCAATTCTGTTGCCATACCTCTCTGGAAGGGTGAAAAAGTTCAAGATTTGCCAGATTATGAGTATATTGAGGACTCTGATTACCTAAGGCAGGGATTTTACATTGATAAGGGATAGAAACCCCTCTAAAAGTTCTGATTTTTCAACAAATCAGGAGAATTTCATGCAACCCGACCGAAACAAAGAGTACATGAGGCAGATGTGGGGCACTGATCGCCTCGTTACTGACTATGGATCAATGAAACAAGTTGACATTTACGAAGAAAAGCGTAAATTTTTGCAAGAAGTGATGGATTATGAAGAAAATGAGAAGAAAGTTAATGATCCACCAAACGATAGAATGTCAAGACCATGTGGAGGACAAGGTGGTTTTGATGATTATGTAGAGCGTTGGCACTAACTGCCTAAATAATCTAAAAGTCTGTCTATATCAATGCCAACAAACATATCAAGGGCTTTTAGAGACATCAGTTTATCATTCAAAAAACACCCAATCACCAATGACATTGTAGTTCTTAGAAATGAGAACGCAATCAAAAATTCGGTGATTAACTTGGTACGGACAATTGTTGGTGAGAGATTTTTCAATAATCGTATTGGAACGGTAATCGAAGACTCATACTTTGAACTACAGTCACCAGAAATTCAAGTTCAGCTTGAGAATGAAATCAAATCAACTCTGAACAACTTTGAACCAAGGATTGATTTAAGGCAAGTTAGAGTTGCATTTCCTGTTGATAGTAACGACCTTGAAGTCGGTGTAGTTTATGACATCGTTGGTCTTTCGACTCCCGTACAAGATATTACGTTTATCCTACAACCAACAAGGGTATAATGGCATTTACTCAATTCACAAATCTAGATTTTGATCAGATAAAGAGATCCATTAAGGATTATATCAGGTCTAACAGTGAGTTCACTGATTATGACTTTGAGGGATCTAACCTGTCGATCTTAATTGATACGCTTGCCTATAATACCTACATCACTGCATATAATACCAATGCAGTTGTTAATGAAGTCTTTCTTGACAGTGCAGTTCTAAGGCAAAATGTTGTCTCCCTAGCAAGAAATATTGGTTATGTACCCCAGTCAAAAAAGGCTGCAAGGGCTGTCGTCTCCATGTTGGCTGACGTACCTACTAGCGGCATTTCAAGCACCACACCGACGCTTACACTAAAGGCTGGTGTGGTTGCTACAGGTGCCGCTAATGACTTGAATTACTCATTCTGTGTACCAGAAGATATTACGGTTCCAGTATCTGATAATATCGGCGCATTTACTAATATTAGCGTCTATGAAGGTGCATTTGTGAAGTCATCGTTCACCGTTGACAATTCACAACCAGATCAAAAATTCATTCTACAAAACCCTGGTATTGATCTTTCAACCCTAGTCGTAAAGGTAAGACCTTCTGAGGGTGATCAGATCAGTGAGGAGTATACTAAGATTGATAATATTGTAGGACTAACCACAACTTCTAAAAATTATCTCGTACAAGAAGTTTCAGGCGAAAAATACGAGTTGATCTTTGGTGATGGAATCATTGGCAAAAAGCTTGAAAACAACAATTTCATCGAAGCCACCTACATTGTCACAAATGGAAAAGACGCTAATGGTGTTACTAACCTTTCATTTAATGGAGTTCTCCTCGATAGTAATAACAGCTTTATACCTCAAACATCACTTACCATAAACACCTCTGTAGCCGCTGCAGATGGTGCTGACATTGAATCCGTCGCATCAATCAAAAACTACGCTCCTAGACTCTATTCCTCGCAGTACAGAGCGGTTTCAGCTAATGATTACGAAGCGATTATCCCAACCATCTATCCCAATGCTGCATCAGTTTCTGCGTATGGTGGTGAGGAGCTAGATCCACCTCAATTTGGTAAGGTATTCATCGTCATCAAACCAAAAAGCGGTTCTACAATCTCTCTATTCTCCAAAAAGGAAATCTTAAGAGATCTTAAAAAGTACAGTATCGCTGGTATTGTACCAGAAATAATTGATCTCAAGTATCTCTATGTTGAATTAGAGTCTTCAGTATATTACAATCCTAATATGATTAGTGATGTAAGCAATCTACAAAGTCAGATTGTTTCATCTCTAAATCAGTACGCAACATCAAAAGAGACTAATCAGTTTGGTGGAAGAGTAAAATATAGTAAGGTTGTCAGCCTAATTGATAGTACTGATAATTCTATCACATCAAACATCACAAAGATTAAAATTAGAAGAAATCTAAACGTTGCTATCAATTCCAATGCACAGTATGAATTGTGCTTTGGAAATCAGTTCCACATTCGCAGTGAAGGTTATTCAATTAAGTCTACTGGATTTAGAGTTAATAATAATCCAAATACACTATATCTTGCAGATTTCCCAACATCTAAAACCATGGGAAGAATTTTCTTCTTCTATCTAGACTCTGTTGGTAAGCCTGTTATTGTTAACAACAGTGCTGGTACTGTTGATTATGTTAAGGGTGAGATCTTATTGAATAGTGTCAATATCATTTCTACAGTTAAATCAAATAATGTTGTTGAGATTCAGGCTATACCTGAGTCCAACGATATTATCGGTCTAAAAGACTTATACATAAGTTTAGATATTGCATCCAGCAAATTTACCATGATTAAAGATATCATGTCTTCTGGTGATAACGTTGCTGGAACAAGATTTACATCAACCTCAAGTTTTGTTAACGGAACTTATACGAGATAACGAAGAATGATTGATAAGCAGATCCAGAGAGTACAAATTAACCAAGTTATTGGTACTCAGATTCCAAAATTCATTGCCGAAGAAAATCCACTATTTACTGAGTTTCTGAAGCAGTATTATATTTCAATGGATCGCCAAGGCGGTTCAACTGATCTTAGTGAGAATATTGATCAATACTTAAATTTTGAGAATTTTAAGGAAACATCATACCTTGACGGATCTACATCTCTTACAAATAATATTGAATCTTTTACTGATGAAATTGAGGTTGCCTCTACGGCTGCCTGGCCCCAGTCTTATGGTCTGCTAAAGATTGGCACCGAGATCATCACATACACTAGTAAGGATGATACTAAGTTCTATGGCTGTATCCGTGGCTTTAGTGGAGTAGAGTCTTTACATAAGACTAACTACCCAGAATATCTCGTATTCAGAGAATCTGAGGCAGCATCTCACGTTGCTGACGATACTGTCTATAATTTAAGTAACTTATTCCTAGTAGAATTTTGGAAGAAGCTTAAATATCAATTCTTACCTGGATTTGAAGAGAGAACATTAGCTGATGGTTTAAACAAAGGTAAGTTTTTAACTTTTGCAAGAGATTTCTACAAATCTAAGGGTTCAGACGAGTCTATTAAGATTCTATTCAAGGTTCTTTACGGAGAACCAAACGCAGAAATCATAAAACCACAAGATTATCTAATCAAACCATCAAACGCTGACTGGTTGGTAACTAAAAACCTTATTGTTCAGCAAATTAGTGGTGATGCATCTAAGCTTAAGGGTCAAGCAATTTTCCAAGACTCTCCACAATCATCTAGCTATGTTTATGATAGCCAAATCATCAATCTCGAAGGTGGTGGATACTATCAGATCAAACTAAGCTTAGAATCTACGGTTGGAGATTTTTCTGTATGTCCTAGTACCAAGACTACAGATCCAGTAGATCTATCGTCATCAACAATTACAGTTGACTCTACTGTTGGATTTGCCGATGCTGGAGAGCTTTATGTCAACAGTGGTATTGTAACTTATACTTCTAAGAGCAGCACTCAATTTTTCAATTGTGTTGGCTTAACAACTAGCGTCGCAGTATATTCAGATATTTTCCAAAATAGTTTCATCTATTCTTATGAGAATGGTGATGAGACTAAGCCAGTTTTCCTTCGTGTAACTGCACAGTTAGATAAGAACGTTACTTTAGCTGAGAATACTAAGTATCTTGCAGTTGGTGACGAGATTAAGGTAAAAACTTTAGGTGAAGAAGTTATTGCTGGATCATATAATAAAAAGTTTGATCCATGGATCCACAACGTATCTTATGAAGTAGATGTTCAGCCAAGAGAATTTGGTGTAGAATCGACAACTTCTCCTTCAGTAATCAACACCAAAGAGCCTCATGGCTTTAAGTCGTCTGATACTGTAACATTAATTGACCAACAAAGTCAAGAACAAATTAATGGAGAAGTTATCCAAGTAAATGCTGTAGATTCGTTTACTTTTGAATTTTCTGGTACACTTTCGCAAACTTCCAACTATGTTGCAAAAAGAAATATTAAATATGTATCTTCTGTTAGTTCTACATATCCAGAGATTACCAAATTTGTAGCTGATGTTCAAAATACCTACATTGATAGAAAGAAAGAGAATCTCTATGTAACTTCCACTGGATTGCCATCATACAGCATTACAGCTGGATCTGGAGTACTATCTCGTAAAAAGTTCTTCAGTGTTGGTGCTGGTAATACAAATATTATTGACGTAACAAATCACAACTTCTACACTGGTGATAAGGTAGTCTTCAATCCTAATGGCAATCCTATCAGTGGCATCTCTACTGGTGTATATTTTGTCAGCAAAATTGACAATAATAGATTTAAGTTAGCATTCAGCCCATCAAGAATCTTCATCAACGACTTCATTTCGTTCTCTGAAGGTAATGGAACATCAAATTATATTGTAGCTGATGCTGCACAAGACAACAGAACACTAGGTAGTCAGAATCTACTTAAGAGAATTCCTATTACTACCAAGAAGAAGAATCCAGAGCAACCATTACAGACAGGTCCTGTTGGCATCCTACTCAATGGTGTTGAGATTATTTCTAATAAATTCTCTGATGCAGTATTCTATGGTCAGATTGAGTCTGTTGACGTATTGAATAGTGGCAGAAATTATGATGTGATTAATCCACCACAATTAATCATGTCAGATACTGTTGGATCTGGTGCAACTGGAAACGTGTTCGTTTCAGGACATTTTGATGATATTATCGTAACTAATCCAGGATATGATTATAAGAAGGCACCATCTATTGTTATAACTGGTGGTAATGGTTCTGGTGCTACGGCAGAAGCTAAAATGCGTTCTGTCTTAACCTCAATTAAGTTTGATGCTAATGTTGGTATTAACACAGTAACAGACATTATTGGCTTTGGCACATATCACAACTTCATCAATGGTGAAGAGATTGTATATAAAACTCTTGGAAATACTGGTCTTGGCATCGGAAGCACTGGAAATAACAATACCACAGGTTTCTTAGTTGATGGTTCTAAGTATTATGTAATTGCAAACACTGATTCTTCACTTTCTTTAGCAGAAAGAAAGAATGATGCGCTTGCAGGAATTAACACAATAAACATCACCAGATCAGCTTCTGGTACTCATCAGCTTGTTGCAACAACTGTAAGAAAGGTAATTGATAAGATTGTTGTAACTAATCCAGGTAGTAACTACAGACATAAGAAGATTGATATCCTTTCACAAGCTTATCCACCTTTAGATTATACTAAAGTCAGCACAAGTATTGTTGGTATCAACACATTAAATGACTACATCTTTGCAAAGAATCACGGATTCGAGTCTGGAGATATTGTTGAATATTCAACTTCAGATACACCTATTGCTGGTCTATCAACCACTTTACAATACAAAGCGATTAAGATTGATTCCGATCGCTTTAGATTGGCTTCTGTGGGAATTGGGTCTACGTTCAGCTCTGAAAATTATAGAAGAAACATTTATGTTAAGCTTGATGATTATGGAGTTGGAACTCATACCTTCAAATATCCAAGCATCCAAGTTTCAATTGCTGGAATACCAAATCTTCCAAATGTAACTGGATTTGCAACTGACGCGGTATCTAAATTTAGTACTTCACAAGCTACCGCAGTTGCTGTGGTTTCTGGTGTTATTGATGGTATTTTTGTAACTGAGGGTGGAAGTAATTATGGTTCTGCAAATATCCTAAACTTCGACAGAAAGCCCACAGCTATCGTCTCTAGCGGCTCTGGAGCCGTTGTAGCTCCAATTATAAACAATGGTAGCATTGACCAAGTATACGTCCTTAACGGCGGTTCTGGCTACGTCTCAACGCCTACAATTACTGTAAGTGGAACTGGTAATTATGCAAGACTTCTGCCAAAAGTTGTTAATGGTGAGGTTGTATCAGTAACTGTTCTTGATTCTGGTGTTGGTTACACTAAAGAGACTACTGAACTTACGGTAGTAACAAAGGGTAGTGGTTGCATCTTATCTCCAAATATCCAAAAGTGGAATGTTGATACTTATAAAAAGCATGAGCATATTCTAACAAATCCAAATAACAAAGATGATTTGATTATTATTGAACCATTTAATAAAAATAACACCGACAACCAATCGGTTTCTGTAACTGCTCCAAGAATTCTCAGATATCATCTAGGTGATAATATCAATTCATCTTTGGTAGAAGTTGGTATTAATACTTCACACTCTCCTATTATTGGTTGGGCATATGATGGAAACCCAATCTATGGCCCCTATGGTTCTAAGAATCCAAAAGCAATTGGTAATATTACTGAGTTAAGATCTAGTTATACTTTGGTATCCAAGCCAAATAGACCAAGTTTCCCATCTGGATTCTTTGTAGAAGATTATGAATATAGTGGAGATGGAGATCTAGATGCTAACAATGGAAGATTCTGCACAACTCCAGAGTTCCCAACTGGAACATATGCTTACTTTGCAACAAGAAATAACTTCCCATATGTTCTAAATGGATATAGAAATGACGTAGATCAGTTTAACTACGATTTCTCCAAGTCACAACAAATTTTAGACGATCTTCAAGATGACATCTTAAGAAATACAGCCCCATACAAATTAACATCGCCTAATGCAAATTATTACGCTGCTCCTCAAGTTAAGAGTGAAAGGGAAAAGTCTGAAGTAACTTCGGTATTCTCTTCTGGCATTTCTTCAGTTAGAGTTCTTCTTCCTGGAAACAATTACAAGGTTGGAGAAGTAGTTGATTTTGACAATACTGGAAGTGGTGGAAGAGGGGCTGATGCTGCAATTTCGCATGTTAAAGGTAAAACTATAACATCAGTAAGCTATTCTACAACTTCATTTAGTGGTGTAGAATTTGCATACAGCAACGAAAGAGTTACTGGAATTACATCAGTTCCCCATAAACTTAGTGATGGTGACCTAGTAAACATTTCTGGTATCAGCACCTATGCATTTAAGTCATTTGAAGGTGTTTATAGAATTGGTGTTTCTTCAATTACAACAAATCTCGAAGTTGGTATTGGTTCAACTCCTGCAACAGGAATGATAACCGAGATTTCACTTCTAGAAAAATCATATAATGATAGAATTAAAGTAAATGATATTATTGGAATCAATAGTGAAAGATTCCTGGTACTAGACAGAAATAGAGTTACAGGAGCATACAAAGTATTGCGTGAGTATGATTCTACACTTGGACTAGCACATACAGCAAATACTGAAGTATCTCTAGACCAACGTTATTTCACATATACACTAACAGGATTTACTACTAATGCACCTCTTACAGAAAATAGAACTCAATACTTTGATCCACAAACTAATGTAGGTTCTGGAACAACAGTAACCAGAACATTTGTTGGTTATGGCATTTCTGCTTCATACGTTGGTGTAGAAACAGGTCAAGGTTCATACACAAGAATTAACTTCTCATACAATCCATTTAAGATTGGCGATTATGTAGAATCTACCATTGGAGCTGGAGTAACAATTACTCAAGCTGCGGTTGTTTCTGCATCTACTACTTCAATTCTCTTAGATTATGATAGCACAAGTGTTAGTGGTGTTTCAACCACTGGTGTTGTGTTGTTGAGAAAATTATACAACATTGATCCAAGAAACATCTTTATTCCTGGTCATGGTTACTTTAATGGTCAAAAATTAAAGTATTCATTTGCCACTGGTGCTGGATTAACCTGTTCTAATAATTCTTCCTTAACTCCAACGTTTACTTTACAAAACAATCAGATTGTTTATGCGGTAAAAGTAGACGATAATAATATTGGAATTGTTACAACTCAAGCTGGTATTGGAAGTACAACTACAAGATTGTATTTCACAGGTATTGCAACTCAAATTGGATCAACTCATGCATTTACTGAAGTAAGAAATGAAATTCGTGGTTTTGCATCAAGATCTAGAGCACAAGTTAACACCACAGAAAATAATGGTTTACAGATTGGTGATGAAGTAACACTAGATCTTGTAGCGAATATCTCACAAAATGTAACTTTAAAATATAATGATTATAATGCAAAACTTCTAGTAAACCCTGTAAGTTTTGGTTCAACTCAAGTTGGTGTTGGTTCTACAGTATCAACCCTTAATCTACCTGCACATAATCTATCAACTGGTGATAAGGTTGTCTACGAATCCTCCAATCCAATTGCAAATCTAGAAAACAATAGAGAATATTTTGTCATTAAAATTAATGATGACAGTGTTAAGCTGGCAGATTCATATTACAATTCTACCAGATTGAATTATGTCAATGTACCATTTAATTCCTCTGGATCTGGTACACATATTCTCTCACCAATTAATCCAAAACTAGAATTTACTAGAAATAGTACGGTTGGATTTGCGGTTTCTGACCCATCACTCCAAAATCTAAAATTAGAGTTCTATGATAACCAAGATTTTACAAATCAAAACTTTGAGCAGAATGTAACAAGAATTGGATCTCCTGGAGATGGCAATGTAACTACTAAAGTAAATCTTCTAATCAATGAGAATATTCCTGATGTAATCTATTACAAGGCAATTCCAGTAGGAATCGCAAGTATTACGAATAATGCATTAGGTCTAACTGTAGATTCTGATAATTTTAATTCTGGAAAAATTGTCATTAAGGATAGTGTTTACAAAGGAACACATAGCGTAGTTTCTATTGGAAATAGTGTATTCTACTTTAATGTTGATAAGAAACCAGAATCTACATCATA